CTTTATGAACTGTAGTCGTAGCGGTAGTCGCACTATTCCTATCCCTATTAAATACTGTTTCTGGGGTTGTTCCATTTCTATCTGTGGCTTCAAATAATTGAGTAATACCAGCATATTCATTGTAATCAATTTCAAGTCCAAAGTGAGGCCATTTGGTCGTATCGGGGACGGTAATCAAATAGTCTTGAGAAGCACCATTTCCTAGAGCGATTACATCGTGGTAATAAAAAGAGCTTCCAGCGTGTACTTCGTGATGAGAATAATCTATCGTTTGAAGTGTGTGAGTAATAGCATCTACTCTTGGCACTTGAAAAGTAGTATCACTTGTCTTTCCAGTAATCATTGAATTGGTATAAACCCGACCATCAACATCACAAAACATAAAAGCATAATCGCCATTAGCACTTGTTCCAGCATTGGCTTGTAAAGTATCAGCCCTAACAATCATTGGTGGTACACCTACATTAGCACTAGCACTAGCACTATCTTCGGCTTTAGCAATGGCAGTAGCAGCAGCAGTTAAAGAAACAGCTTGAGTTGACGATGCTTGTGCAGCTGGTATTGGTTCAGTAGCGTATGCACCTCTCAATATAGTCCATTTTGCAGCTGCTCCTGTCGTAACATTAGTTGTTACTCGCAATCTAAACCACATATTAGCGTTTACCGAGGCTTCAAACCCAAAACCAGGACCAAGCCCAACATTGGCAGTCAATGTTCCTGTGTTAGTTACGATTGTATTGGCGTTTGACCGAACTGCTTGAATACCAATCCATGTACCGTCTGTTCCATTTGTACTATCTAGAGAAGCCTCAATAGCAAATTGTCCCGCTGCCATATTTACAGTACCTGTATTCTGTAGTGAAAACATTACATTGGAAGCTCTACTAACATCAACGGCTATAAAAGCAGTTCCCCCAACACACCCAGTACCAGTGATATCAGTTGCAGCAGCAGCAGTGGTAGTTAAAACTCCACTACAAACTTCAGGCATACCAGGCAAGGTTGATACTTTGAGTCTAATTTCATCATTTAATGGTAAGTGAGCAATAATCGTATCTTGTTTAGCTTCAGTAGCTGCCCCAGTTGGTAATGCATTATCACTTACAGTTGCAGTTACTTTAAGCCTTTTGGTAACAGGGTCAACTACTAATGGACTGGTTTCACGACTAGCGTCATCAGTTTCCCCCATTATTACTGGTTGAAAATTGTCATCACGCTTAGCGTTTAGATTACTCATAATATTTTTCTAATTTTTCTAATAAAAATTTAAACTCTTTATAAGCACTTTTGAGAGTATTCTGCTTATCTTCTAATATTTTTTCCCTTTTACATAGTTCTTCTTCTCTTTTATCTAAAATATCAGAAATTTCCATTAACTCACTTACTTTCATTTTTTAATTAATTTTTTAAGCGCCTTAACCCTTAAATTATCCTTATCAACTTTTTTCATTATCCTCTCTTTAAGTTTTTCTATTTCTTTCATTAGTTATTGAATAGCTAACTCTGGCATAACTTCAGGTGTAGCTTCTTGAGCTTCAGGAGTAGGCGCAACTTCTTGACCAGCAGGTGGTTGTTCAGGCATTACTTCCCCTTGTTCTTCACCAGTTTGCTGTTTAATAAAAGCAACCTCTTCTTTAACGTGATTTATATAAAATTGTTGTACTTGTGGGTCTAGTTTAGTAAAGTCTTCACTATCCATATAAACTGAGTGTCCCTGAATATGGGCTTGAGCTGTTTGAGGTTCTTGTAGTTCACGATTAACAGGTGGTTGTTCCCCGTTTTTAATCGCCTCTGTATCTTTAATCATACCTTCTGTATATTGTTCTTGTGAAGTAGGTTTACCACCACCGCCACCCATAGCTTTAGCTAGTTCAGGAAATAGGATTTGAGGTGATTGTTGCCAAATAAATAATCTTTTAGCCCTTAGTTCAGGATTTGGGTCATTAAGTTCTTCATATAAGGATAGAGGGTCAATACCACCACCGTTCCAAAGATTAATAGCGTCATTACGCCTACTAACATCGTCTATTGGTAAAGTAGAACCTCTTTTAACCATAACTATTGGCTTAACAAACTCTTTACTTTCTTCATATTTTCCGCCTCTTAGTTCATTATCTTTATATCTGTAAACTTTAGAAAACTCTTCAATTAATAAATCACGATTTAAATTAACATCATCAACGCCCTCTAAGGGAATTAAGTGTTCGTCTTGATAATGTATCATCATCATTTGTAAAGTCATATTAAAATAATCTTCACAAAAATCTTCATATGACTTAACTAAATCATCAATCCGACCATAATCTTGTTGTTTCTCCATTACCGCTTCAGTAGCAGTATCGCTAGTAGAACCAGCCCCTCTAGTCGTTGAGTGAGTTCCCATTATATTGTCTATTTCAGATTTAGTCATCATAAAATCGTCCATTATATATCCCTGTAAAGAATTACCCGCTATTCTTGAAACAGCCATACGAGCATCGCCTTTTTCTACCCATATTCTTTCTCTTGGTACACCCTTAATGGTCGCAAATTGTTCTTTAGAAATAAAATCGCCTGAAGCGACTAAAGAGCCATTAGCCTCATCAGCGTTTTCATCTATTTGTCTTTTTCGCTTATTAATTAAATCCTGTAAAGGAATTGCTTGTTCTATTAAAGAAGTATCACCATAAATATCGCTATTAACATTAAAAGTCTTTAAGAAAATATAAGGCATACTAGGTTTACTCAAAACGTTATAAGCCACAGATTGCTCTATTCCCATATCATTAACTTCGCTAGTTTCACCCCAATCCCAATTAGGATTTTTCTGCTTGTCTAAGATAATACTTTTATACTTCCAAACAGTAAATTCAGGAGTATGGTATTCAATAAAGGAAATCTTACTACCTAGAAGTTTATTTTCACCCTCCTTAACGCCCACTAGTTTAAGCAGGTCAGCTTTATTCTTAGGGTATAGGTCTATAACCTCTTTTAAGGTCATATTGTCTATTATCTGAACTACAAACTCACCATCGGGGTCTATCATAACGTGGTCGTTCTTTACATTTTCCCAAACTATCTCATTGAGGTCTTCATCAAATCTGACTTTCATTACTCCGACATACCATAAAAAGTTACGCCTAATTGAAACTCTTGATTTTTCTAACATTTTATCAAACACTTCCCAACGCATAGTTAAGATTTTTCTTAACTTATCAGCAAACTTTTTATTAGGGTGGAATATTCTAGGTTCTGGCGTACTTGAGGTTATAATTGGAATAATTGTTTCGGTGTTTCTAAAAATTACATTTTCTATTAATTTCTTATCGCCTTTTACATCGTGCTTCCCTAAATAATACCTAAAATTCTTTTCACCTAAATCTACTGTTTTTTCTTCCCAAACGGTCTTGGCTTTAGTAATATTATCATCAATTTCCTTGACTAACTCATCATCAGGTAAATCTAAAGATAAAACTGATTTAAGGGTTTCTATTGTTTCTTCAAAAGGTATTATATTTTCGTCCATATAAATTGGAATAATTAATGGACGTCTAGCGTCTCTATATAATTATATCACTTGATTACATTACTTGAGCCTCACTCCTGAATTGAACAGAAATCTGAAGTTTACAAAACTTCTGCTCTGCCATTTGAGCTAGTGAGGCATTATCTTTTAAACTTTTTAACTTCCCCGCAATGACGACATTTAATATAAATATACTCATCATCATAGAAAAATAAGGTCTTACCACATTGACACTCAGACTTATTTACTATTCTATCAATTTCCTGCTTAAGAGTCCTTATTTCATTTTTAATACTCATCAGGTTCTCCTATGAAGTCTTTAATTTTAATCGCAGGTATAGTTCCACTTTCTCCAACTTCAAAAGACTCCTTACCCTTTAACAGCTTTTCAGTAGTAACAAAGGTTTCCGATTGCCCTCTATTAGTATGAGTTACCGCAAAATACCTAATCATATCCATAGCGTCATCATTTATCTTAGCTGGAACTTCCCTAACTATCCCATCACTACTCTTATTCTCTATCCACCTATAAGTTTCAAACTCATCAGCTATCCAAGTAAAATCCTTATTAAACATTAATGTAGGTTTGCCTGTATCTGGTCTAACCTTAAGAAGTTCGGCTACCCTAACTATTCCATTTTTAACACTATCTGTTTCCTTATCTACAGGGTCAAACCTTACCCCATAATGAAATAATTGAGCAATACTCATAGGTTGAGCTGAGTCAGCTACTGGTCTAATTATCTGCTTACCTATATCTTTTTCTTTTACAATTTCAGCTATTTGGCTTTCAAATAAACCCGACTTATAAATACCATCATATAGATAAATTTCGTCTTTGTTCGGACTAATAGCAAAATAACCTAAAGCCGATTTATGAGCAAAACCAAAGTCTAATACTCTAGTAAATGTCCACTCACTTGTAAATTTATGAATAGGAATATCTACTAAATGAATATCCCGATTAAATTCTTTATAAATGAGACCTGACATTTTCCTGAACTCACCTAAGACTTCTTGTGCAAAACTATCTTCGTCCATTTCTAGTTTCATTGAGTCTATTTCTAATGGGTC